GAGAAACGTTTCACACCCCTATCATCTGGTTTGCTATGGCGTGTGAGATTCTCTTTGCCTATGTTAAGGAGAAGGGTGTGGTTAAGATGAAACTTCAAGGGTGGGCTATTGTGGCGCTAAGCATATCCCATAAGTATCTCTACGAAGATAAGACTAAATTCGTATGGTGTGGTGGTATAAACAACGCAGAATGTTGCTACATAACCTCTCAGGCTTACTCGGTAGAAGAGATATGTGCGATCGAGATGGATATGCTCATGTTTATCCAAGTCGACTTCAAGCGCTATATCCCTTATTGGGCTAGAGAGGTTGAGAAGACAGCTTTGGGATGGTGTGACTCACTCACTGAGAGTACTCTTGCGAGTACCACTATTTACAAGTCTTTGCGTAGGCTCTACGTGGAGAGGTGAGAGGAGTGCGGAAGGTAGGGGCGGGAATGAAGAAAGTAAACAGGGAGGTCGAGAGACCTCCCTAAAAAAATTTTGTGGGCTAAAAGGTCACAGGTTAGGATATAAATGTACTGGCAATATGTATTGCTTATAATAACCCTGGTAGTTGCTATAGTAACTCAGAAAATGGAGATAGGTACCGACTGCGAGGCCTACAGACTCTGCCGGGGGTCTAAAGACGAGTCTGTTGAGGACCTGCTGACTAGAACCGAGTACTGTCTCAGAGATGGAGAACGTAAGAGTAAGTGGTCTCGGTCTTACATACTCGCCTTTCTGTTAATGATGGTTCTTGGTATAGCTTCAGCTAATGGTATCCCCACTGGTAAGCATGCCCTTCTATTCACCTTTATGGCTTTCGTAGTAGTGTACTTCTATGAGGGGTACTACAGGTTCCACTCTGACAGGATACCCAGTATGTACGCCCGGAAGAACTTAGACTATATCCTCAACGGTAGGCCCCTAAGCAAAGGGCTACATATAAATTACCTCAACGTCCCCAGCCACACTGACATGACCAACTGGTTTATTTAACTCTTATCCACCCTTCCCTTCCTGTTTGTTCGGGAAGGGGCGGGATAAGAGTTAGTACACAGGGTAAAGGTTCCACCCTAGTTCTGCGAACATCTCTCCGCACGTCTCATCGTGAAAGTCTATACAAGAGGAGGACTTTAATATACTAAAGTCTCCAGTCTTACACGGGTGCTTATGTCTACGGAGTAGCTGGTACAAAATGTATGGCGCGTTAATGAAGCTCTTACGAAGTATTCTCTTAGTCTCTATGAATAGCTTATCGTAAAGAGTGCTTAGTATCTCCACATCTGCCAGTATAGCGTTCTCTAGGTGTGATATGTCGGGCCCCGCTATCCCTGTGAAGTGTGTGTGTATGAGCTGTGTATCTGCGTAGTGACTGGAACACTCGTTTTCCTTGAGGAAGAGATAGATATGTCTCCTCGTTATGTTACGACACTGTTCGTGTAAGGACTTTCCCTCAGCTAACAACCCGTTGAGTCCAAACTGGTGGTACAGCCCATCCAACACTTTCTTTGATACAGAATTGGTCTGTATCCCCTGGTACTGGTTCATGGAATCGCGGATATGAGTCTTGCGCTCATACTTATACTTAGTAGTCATATTAATTCTTCCAGTGTCTATGTATGTAGGAGTGTAGGTGAGCTTATCCTGTTCCATACCACAACACACGCAAGTGTGGTGGCTCTCATCTACCACATCAAACTCTACGCTTCCGCACTCACACTGTACCCTATCAAAAGACCTGCTATATATAGTAGAGCAGTTGGCTACTCTATCTATGACATATCCCCTAAGTTTCGGTATCCTCTCAAGTAGGGAGTATTTCTTTACTAACATGGTGTACCTCGATAGTATAATATCGAGGTCTTTAGTATCTACGAGCTTCTTCTTCCCAGTAAAGGAGACCTCTATAGGCCTGTTGAGCAATACCTTGTATTCATCTATTAACTTACCAGAGTCTGACAGGTAAAAGCTCCTGGTGAATCCAGACTGTATGTCAAGAGACAGCTTCTCCAAGCTGGTCTTGTCCGTAGCCAGTTTCCTACGCATATTAGGTGTTAGAGTATCCAACTCTAACACCTTAGACATAGCATCTATCTCATCTAGGAAATTGTCTAGGTTAGCCACTTCGCTTTTGAAGGCTTCAGACACAATCTCGTCAAACAATAATACATCCACTCGTTGAGGTCCTGATGAAGAAGAGGGATTAATGGCCTTACTCTTTACAATAGCGCTATTTCTTTCTACCGCTTTGTGCGGTGCGCTTGTTTTAGAAGAGAGCAGTGGCTTTTTTGAGGGACCCTCCTTACTATATCTATTCCAATTAGCTACCGATCGAAGTTTCGTCTCATCAACATGTTCCATCCTTTGGTAGTCAACGTAGTGGTTTAAGTGGCCAAAGTTGCTATAAAAATTTTTCGCAAAAATAAAATCGCGGTCCTATAAAAATGACCAACTGTCTAACTACCAATTTCGTGGATCTCGCGAGTTATGATGAGGCCGAACGCTACATGTATAACGGGGACGACGCATACTCTCTTTTCGTGCTTGATACCCGTAAGTCTACCTGGTTCACCATCGGGTCTACCCCTCTTATGTCGACCGGTAACACCTTCGACTTCGGGCGTACCGTTGAAGCGAATATCACCCGCGCTTCTGATTATCTCCTTCGTGCGTGGCTCCGTGTCATCACCCCCCAGGTTACTCTTAACACCGGTGTCGCTAATGACCGCCTCCGCTGGACCAGAAATCTCATGCACAATCTAGTCGAGAAGGTTGAGATTACCTTCAATGACCTGTGTGCGCAAACCTTCACCAACTACCATCTCGATTTCTGGTCTGCTTTTACTGTTAACGCTTCTAAGCGTAGCGGTTACGACAATATGATTGGTAATATCGACGAGCTTATCACTCCCGTCTCCACGGGTGTCTCCCTCCCATCCCGCGCTCTCAACCTACCGCTTCCTCTCTTCTTCGAGCGTGACACGGGTATCTCCCTCCCAACGGCCGCTCTCCCCTATAATGAGATGCGTATCCGTATCACCCTCCGTAACTGGTCTGACCTCCTCATCCTTGAGAGCGTCGATGGTAATGGTGGTGCCCTCGCGGACGGTTACCGGTACCCCCGAGGTACTATTACTCTCGGCACGACCGTCGCCGAGACCTCCCTAGCCCTTGGCTCCTCCTCCGCGGTCTGGGCTACCTATGCTACCGTTTCTAACGGTGAGCGCAAGAAGATGGGGTGCACTTCCCGCAATATCCTTATCGAGCAGGTTCAGACTACTGGTACCACTGGCTGGACTCCTACCACGTCGGCTTCACGTGTCGACCTCCGGTACTCACACGCCGTCCGGTGTATTTTCTACGCAGCCCGTAATGTCACGCATCCGAACGAGTGGTCCAACTATACCACGTCGTCCCCAGCGTACTCAGGCACCACCCTACAGCTCAATGTTCCTGGGAATACCTTCGACCCTATTAACACAGTTACACTTCGCTACGAAGGCCAGCCTCGTTACCAGGACCTTCCTTCGGATATATCGTCTCTTATCATCCCGTTCTACTTCGCTGGTGCCATTCCTGAGGAGACTGGGTACCACATGATTACGTACTCTGTTGATATTCTTGATGTCAACCCCAACGGTTCTACGAACTACGGTAAGCTCACTAATGTCGCTCTGGATGTTGTTGGTTCGGCGAATGCTATTGCTTCTTCTGCTGGTGGCGGAGCTCTCACTTCAGGTGTGTTTGCTCCTCAGATATTCGAGCTTGTGACCACAGAGGTGAATCACAATATTGTGCGTATATCTGGCGGTGCTCTGGGTTTCCCGGTATTGTAAATTCAAACACTCAATCGAGGATATCAACTACTTTTCGGCTGGTTCATACAGCTTTACTGCACTATTTATATCCATGCGGATATAAATACACAAGCACACAGGCCGGAGTGATTACTGTTCTAGAGCCACTGGAAAGGAGACAGCGGTGTGCGTATAGCTAGGTCATAGATGCTAGTTATTGAGATATTTTATACATACACCCAATTTATCGCAATGTTTCTTCTCATATATAAATTGGCTCAAGAACTACCCGAACTACCCACAGAAGTGCTAAGCGATATATTTTCGTGGAGTGACGAACCCAACGTGCGTTTAGTCTCAAAGATGTTCAAAGAGGAGGTTGATAGAACGTACGAACCTGAATACACGGACGACACAGACGAAAAGCTCCAATTTATGTCTACGACTATGATGATCCATAATTGGGTTTATGTAAAGCCATTCTATGACGCTCATGAAAATTCCTTCGAGCGTAATGGTTACACAGGGTGGTGGAGAGCGAATTCCGTACTCATAAAGAGAACTACGAAGCGTTCTTAGGATTCATCTCAAACTTAGGGAAGGCGACTATACCAGTATTCATTACGGATATAAAAGTAAACTAAAGCTTAAGCTTTAGCGCGATACCCGAACACAACCCTAGTTCAACCCATGAAAGGTTATTTATTTACGCTGAGAACCTCTTCTCCACCTGCTTAGGGACCCTGTACGCAGAATATCTGATTATCGGACGGCTCAGAATAACAAAGACCCCCGAAAGGTTATGTATTCACTTCACAACGCAGAAAAGGATATTACTCCCATATAGCATCTACGAAGACTCTGGAGTTTATCCTGAATATGCCAGATACGGAGCTAAAGAAACTTAGGAATAAATCTCCCTTTTCGATCACTAAGGTATACAGTTGAATATGAGACACATTTTAATACAGTGTTACCGTATTAAAAATACTCCGAATGGGAATCGAACCCACCACGCCGGGCATATAAGACCCAACTCCGCACCAGCGGCCGGAGTGGTATCACCTGGGTGATACCACTCCCTCTCTACTATTACAGAGCATTTCTTTATATATATATATACAGATGTGTCCCCAACGCCTAGCACCTGGAGTCAGTACAAAAGAAAGTATATGCTAAAGAAGGAGTAAGTTCTTACAAGCATGGCCAATATTTGCTCGTACATTTACGCTACAGGACCTAAGGAGGGTGGGGTATGTTCTAAAGAAGTACCCAGTGGTATGAAGGGTAGTTTCTGTCTCAAGCATAGCAGGTCTAGACAGGCTAGAGCTTTTACTGAACCTATACCTCTAGCTGAGGATGACCCCCTAATGTGTACTTACACATACGAGTACGGTTACCACTGTTCGGAGGAGCGCGTGCCTAATACAGGATACTGTCTCGGTCACATAGACACCGAGTGTTCGTTCCCTTCTGGAGGAGGAGTGTGTGGTGAGAGGACTGAGATGGATAACAGGTGCTCTCTTCATGAGGGGTTAGAGGTGGAGGAGGTTCCCGTCGGTGAGAGGTACCCGGATAGCCCTCCGCCAGAAGGGGGGTGTACAAAGCTTATGAAGTGTACCACCGGAAAGAAGTGGAACGTGTGGTGTGGTGTGGAGGCTGTTGATGAGGGGGAGGACAGACTGTGCTCCTTCCACTATAATATAGCTAACATGGGGAAGAGTAGGAAGAAGTTGGTCGATAAGTGTGAGTATGTTCTCCTTAGAGGGCCTAGGAAGGGTGATGAGTGCGGCAAATCCTCTCTGGGATCCAAGTGTAGCAGTCATAAGAAAAACATGTAACCTATAAGGAGAGTCTGTATGTATAGGCCGCTGTGTTAAAGTCTTTCAACGAGACCTTAGGACTAGAGCGTAATGGAGTTTGTCATATAGAAACAGAAAAGTTGCGAACGTGGGTTCGCAACTTTTCTGTTTCTATATGACAAACTCCATTACGCTCAGTTCTTTCATTCTGTATGTAATACTGGAGGGTATACCGAGACCAATGTGGTGGAGAAGGCTGTAGTTGTATATACAGATAAACATCATGTACCCTTTCACGGCAGATCCTCATAAAAACCAATTTAGGAATAAGTTATTTCGAGAGAGTACGGCACAGCCTCTAGCTCATCCATAAGCCTAAGTAACAAACCCAACTTCTCCTCGGAAAGTAATACAAGCTCACCGTACTCTTGAGACTCTGCGAAGGTAGTATAGGCTATATCACCCTGAGGGCTGGCTGAAAAGTCAGTCTCCTTTTTCACGTAAACAGAGCTCCCCCTAAAGACCAAGAAGGTGACTTCGTCTATACCAACGCTTATATCGCTAATAATCAGACCTCCAAATTCCGTGTTGATGTATGTGTATGTTAGCTCCTTTATATCCGAGCTAAACACCCGTTCGTCAGGTACCTGATATCCATAGGTAATATCCCCGTAAACAATATGTGCTCCATCTACTAGGACACGACTGTCAGCTTCTTCTTTGTGGAGAAGCTCCAGTATCTTCTCGTTACTCATAGTGTAATTTTGTCTCATATCTGCGTATGGATGGTCGTCTGGGGGGGTATGTATCTTCTACATACTTCAACAACCCCCTTTCTCCAGAGTCTAAACTTGTATGACATTCATCTGAGTCGTGAGGTACACACACAAACTCAAGCACTAGGCTGTCCCGTCTAGTCTCAAGCTTAATATTAAAGGATAAAACACTGAGGACATATAAGCCAGCTGGCTTATATGTCCTCAGTGTGTAGTAAGCTTCTAGTATCTTATCTGCTGAAGTGTTTCTACACGACTGAAGACACTGTCTCGGTGCCTTAGTAGTACACAACATCCGTGTTATCTTCTGACACACTCTTTCTATCTATCCAAGGTGCTCTTTTCTCACTCCACGTACTCCGGGCTCGTCCGATTAAATCATAACTCTGTAAAACAGCTCTTTGGGTAGGTGCTCGGGGTCCATTTATATTCAAGTATTATAAACAGGAAAGTTAACTAAATATTCTCATGTCATGTTGTCGTTCTCATACACATCTATTGTGCAGCGGAAAGCCTGACTTCTATTACCGGAGACTGAGTCGCTAGCGCTCACACTACTATACACGTTATAGAGATCGTCAAAGCTGAGAGCGTATGCCGCTCGGGTGATCACATCCCCGTCATTAGCTTCAATTGAACTGTTATGAATCTCTCTCGCGTAGACTAATGGGTGAGAGTTTTTGTAGAAGTTGGTACCACCATCTCTGAAATCGTTATGGACTCTATTAAGCAGTCCATTGCTGGTTCCACTAGTGAGGTTATCTTGTAAGTGCATCATACCCCTAGCGAAACCAGCGGCGAGGTATACCTTTGCTGCTTTCTCTATAGGAGTACCGGTGGCCCATATACCGGCCTGTCCATATATATCTATGCTCTTACCGGTAACTTCGCTCCTGGGTATGATAAAGGTCTCCGAGGGGGCCGTGCCACCACTGGTAATACACACCATGTCGCCCGTATTAGTCCGCACTTCTATCTCTGTAAAGTCATTCGTGTTAACAACATGAATTACTAGTGTGTCGCTGGCCCACTTAGTCCATACTTCGTCAACATAAGTATCATAACTGGAGTTAGGGAATAAATTATCCCCACCGCCGGGGTTGGGTAAGCCAGCGGGGCCGGTAGCACCTATGAGCTTAGTGATAGCGATTATCCTAGATATGTCGTTTGTAGGGACAAGGCATAGCTTCCATACAGGGTCCTCATTTTGTAATACGGAGGTGTAATTGGACAGAATGGTACTCATGGAACTAGTAGTACCCTTTGGTCCAGAGTTTATCCTTCGGGAACCGTCCAGGTCCCTGTAGGTGATAGTAGAAGTCATAGGAATGGATAAATGGTCCACTTGAGTGGTATTGATGAACACTACATTGGTGTTTTCCACATTAAAGGACCATTCCACCTTATCTATAGTCATAATATCTGCGCTATAGGTCTCGAGGTATATTTGTGGTACACCACCTATCTTACCATTGGAGTCTGCAGTCCATAGAGGATACAGAGAGTTTGCGTTATTACGTATATCTGTCTTTGCTATCCATACTCTCCCTGACACTATCCTTTGGGCACCGTTAAGTATAATCTCGCGGGTATTAGTGTCTCCGTTAACCATGGGTAGATTTATCCAGTCAAAGAGGAATAACGTCGGTACTTGTGTACCTGAGACTATAGGTCCGTTAACCTGGATGGGGTACGAAGCGTCCCCTGGGTCCGGGCTCATATAGAACTGTTGAGTGGCTCCTATATCTTGGTATAAGATAGCTAGTTGAACTGGCGGGTGGGCGATATCATGGTTAACTATCCTCATAGCGAACTCGGTGTCGGTGGGAGCAACTGGACCATCGGGGCCTGTGTGGCTGGTGGGGGCAGACACGTTATAAGAGAATAACACTACTTCTCCAGTAACGATGAGGGGTACTGAGCTATTATGCTCCACGAAGAACTGTAGTGGAGTCTCAGTGCTGAGGTCGAGGATAGAGGATAAGGTCTGGTGTGTAGTGCTCCCGGACACTGCCTTCACGCGGTTCTTTCCGTGAGTGAGAAGGGTGTTACCGTCTACCAATGATACATCTCTGTAACCGGTAGCGTTCGCATCCCAGTTGAGGTTCAAGTGTACCTTCCATAGACCCCTAGGGATACCTATCTGCATAGGAGTGGGGGAGTTCCCATCCCATACTACATAAAATGATGATGTAGTCTTTGTGACAGATCCAGCTATCCTAGTAGACACGCCGGCGGGGATTGAGGAACCATCTAAGGAGGCTATCATATACAACTCTGGATTGGGGAAATGTCCCCCGTGACCTCGCGGACCGTCTGGACCTGCGTGTCCGTCCCCAGCGGAACCTGGTGGTCCAGTAATACCATTGACCCCAGTAGCTCCTGTAGCTCCATCCTTATCTGCCCCTATACCTCCATGTGGGCCAATAGCCCCCGCAACACCATCTGCGCCCGTGATGGCTGAGGCACTACCTAGCGGTCCTTCAGGACCGCTAGCACCAATCCCTTGAGTACCTGTCATACCAGTGACACCCGTAGGGCCTTGGTATCCTGCTGGCCCATAGGAGCCTGTAGCACCAGTGGCTCCGGTAACACCGGTAGCTGAAGATGTAGGACCGTAGGTCCCTACGGATCCACTACCACCAGTTGTCCCCATAGAGCCTACTGGGCCAATTACGGAGGATACAGGTCCCGCACTTCCGGACAAACCAGTAGTTCCTGTGGCTCCGGTAGTTCCTGTGGTTCCTGTAACACTTCCGGTAGCACCAATATTCCCAGAAGCGCCACCAGCCCCCGTAGCTCCGGTAGCTCCAGTGACAGAAGGTATCGGACCAACATTTCCAGCCACCTTTCCTACAATGTCCACTATATACCCTGCGAACTTTGGGTTGTATAATTTTATAGAATGTTCTGTCATTTTCTCAACAGAATAAAAAATATGTCGTTGTCGCATACAAAAACAGATCTACGAAAACTCGTTCCCGAGATAGTTAATATAGTGGAAGACTTTATTCTTCTAGGTCACACAGGTACTACGGGTAGTACTGGAGTTACAGGAGCCACTGGAGCCACTGGAGCCACAGGAGGATTAGGAGCTACTGGCGCTACTGGATCTACGGGAGTGACAGGAGCTACTGGCGCTACTGGATCTACGGGAAATGATGGACCCACCGGAAGTACTGGAAGTACAGGAGTGACAGGAGCTACTGGCGCTACTGGCGCTACTGGAAATGATGGACCCACCGGAAGTACTGGCAGTACAGGAGTGACAGGAGCTACTGGCGCTACTGGAAATGATGGACCCACCGGAAGTACTGGCAGTACAGGAGCTACAGGAACTACTGGAGCTACTGGAGCTACTGGAGCTACTGGCTTATATGGTCCTACGGGGGCGACAGGGAGCACTGGAGCTACTGGTCCGGACGGTGATGGTATTACGGGTGCTACAGGGCATACGGGGGCTACGGGGTTGGATGGGGCTACAGGGGCTACAGGGGCTACAGGGGTTACAGGGGCTACAGGGGCTACAGGCGTCTCGGGTTCGGGAGCTATACTGGAAAGGGCTATCATACTGTTCAAACAGACGACTCTCACTATGGAAAACGTGGTTAATCCGGTTGAGTGGTTCTCCTGCTTTGTCAGTGGAACGGATATACAGTCCTCTGCCAATACGACCACTATCACTGTTCAGCCCGGTTTCTATAACTTTGTGATAAGTGCCCACTGGGCCACTCCGATAACAAGCGGGTTCAGATCAATAGAACTTACCGACAACATAGCCTTCAATGTAGTATCTAAAGTGATTAATTCTGATGGAGAAACTTTCCAACAGTTGGACTGGATGGGGGAATTCGCTTCGACAACGATTCTGGAAGTACATCTAAAATACGGTAATACGGATACACCGAACCCAACTCTAATCGTTACCCAAGATTCAAGTAGCTATATGTCGATAGTTAAACTCTCTTAAATGGCTCATATATGAAAGAGTATTCTATCTGCCTCAAAGGGATTAAAACATTTTAGTTTTTTAGTTTTACTAAAACTAAAAAACTAAAATAAACTAAATTCCAAAACTTTTACAGTTTGGATAGGGGTGGTATACTGAGACCAGTGTATTATGGATC